AATTTAAAGACTTTGATCCAGTAGAACGTCCAGAGCACTACAACATGGGAGGGATTGAGTGCATCGACTACATCAAACAAGTCGTAGGTCTTGATGGTTTTATTGCATACTGTCATGGCAATATGATTAAGTACCAGCATCGTTATCGTTACAAACAAAAACCTGCAGAGGACATGAAGAAAGCAGAATGGTACTTAAATAAAATGAACGAAGCTTTGAAAGAAAAACATAAGTAAGGGTAAACTATGGGCAGACCAACAAAAAGATCCAAGAATAACTTACCGCCTCTTGAAGTGGAGGCAAAGGCTTACGTAAAAAAGAAACGACCAGCAGCTAAACCCTTGACCAGTCGTAGGTATCTAGCAGGACAAGCCCTAGCTGGATTACTTGCAAGTGGCAAGGGTTCTGCTCGTGTCGAAGATGTAAAGAGAGAGGCTTATAATTGGGCAGACATCATGAGTGATGAGGATGGAGATTAATCTAATTTTAAATCTGAATTAAATATCTTGTCGTAGTTATCAACGTAGTATTTAATTTTCTTGAGGGTGCCTAGTGCATCCTCTTTTTCTACAATGTCTTCAAGATCTCCTTCGATCTCCATCCAATCCATAACTTTTTTAATCTTAGAATCTTTTTCACTTGCTAGTATACGTAGCATGTCTAAAGTTTTAGGAAGTTTTCCTGTCTTCATTCTATTATTAATTTTTATTTTTGCATCAGCTACCAAGTCTCTAACAATAGTTTGTTTTTGATTTGTACTCTTGTTCTCAAAATCAGGATTTTTCTTTAAAGCTTTTAAAGCTTCTTCATTTAAGTATGCTTCTGCTACACCATTCATATAGTTTTTTACTTCAGCTGGTGCTTGAATTTTAATTGTTCTCCAATCATCCATACCTGCAGAGTTAAGTACGTATTGAATATAGTTTACTTCACGATCTCCACGTACACTTAATAATTGTTTTCCTACATTGGGCTGTTGATCAAACCCTCTAGTTGAAGTAGACTTACTTTTCATTTCCATACCTTCAACACCAAATGGTATAGCATCAAATAAATTATTTACATATCTAAATCCTTGAGCATATAATTTTGGACCAGTCTTTAGATCAGGGGTCATGTCATTACCCATAACTAAACCCATGGTAAAGTCAATAGGATCTAAAGGTCTTGAAACACCTGACAAAATTCTCATTGCTGGAGGTACAAATAATGCTTGAGTTAGATCTGTATAAGTTTTTAAATCATCTACATCTCCCTCAAATGCCCCTATAATATTAGTACCATACTGATATAGTTCTCTTTCAAAACCTTTTAGATCACGTATAGCTTGACCTCCTAACTGCATACCAAGTTCAGCTATAAGATCTTCAGGAACATCTCTTAAGTTAAAATCAAAAATATTCATCTTACGATCTGGACCAGCAACATGCCCTAGCATTTGACTAACAACACGTATTGTTGAGATAGGCCAGTCATAAGTATAGTCTTCAATAGACCCATCGTTATTTCTTTCTTGATTCCAGGAAAGCCCTTCTTTGATACGATCAATTGCACCTCCAGCTGCATAGGTACTTACGGCTAGAGCACTATATCCAGTAATCATCTTACCTAATAACTCAGAACCTTCTTGCGTTGCGTAGTCAAGGTCTTGACCACGACGTTTTTTGTAAGCAGCACGTATAAAGTTTACACCTGAAAGATCTCCTGCAAGTGCTAGGGTAGTGTTAAGAAAACTACCAAAAGGTACTAAGTAACCAAGACCTGTTTTATTTGTAAGGTACTCAATACCAGATGCTATTTGTCTCATAGAGTTGTTAGATTGTTTTTCTAAGGTAGACCAATTAACTGATGCAGTTTCACGCATAGTTCTAAAGACTGCTTTTTCTAGTACATCTTTTCTAAATTTAGATGTAGCCATTTCAATAGCAGCATCTTTTCTAGCAAAGAATACATTTGGATTTACTCCATACTCCCTCATAATTTGTTGATTAACATTATTACCAAACGCCCAAGTCTTTGTTAGTTCATCTTGCATTCTTACAAGGGTTAAAGTCTGTGCGCCTTTAGTTGCAGTATCAATAACTTTTATAGTACCATAACCTCTAGTGCTAGGGTCTATATTGTGATGGGTTAAACTATCTTGAACACCACCATCACCTGCAACATCACGAAAAAGTTTTGCACGTATGTCTGGAGTTACATCTAAAATTTTAACTGCAAAATCATACTCAAGTTCAGGTGACATTACAGATACACCACGTCTTAAAGCACCAAGTGCTGAACCCCAAGCTCTGTTTTTATAAATAGCAGTTTTTTCAGAGTTTCCTGATAGTTTATACATACCACTTTGACTTATGTTTATAGCTGCAGTAGCAAAGTCAGCAATAGTATTTAATCCTGTAACTGCCCCAAAACCTTTAAGGTTTGCACCTGTTGTACTAAGGTGAGATGTCAAAGCTCTTTTATAAACAGAAAGACCAAAAGCATTTACGTCTTGTTGATCTGCACCCTTACCCCATTGTTTCTTTTTCTTTCCAGAAGCTATATCAGCACCATTAACAAGATCCATAAGAGCTTTATCAGCAGAGACACCCTGCTTTGCCAGACGTGCTAGTTGTGAAGAGATCCACATACTACCAGCACCTTCACTTACTTTTGCAATGTAGTTATCAGATAATGCTTTGGCAGTATAATCTAACCCAAGTTTTTTACCTGTAGACTTTTCAAAGTTTTGCATAGCAAGTTTAGCTACATCATCAGGTAGATAATCTCTAACAGCTTCTGCATACACACCTGTTATCTTAAGCTTATTGTCTTTCATGAGTGCTGGGTGATATGTCCAACCTTGATCCTCAAGTGTTTTAATAAAGCCATCTTTTCCTTCAGCCAAATCACCAAACAAAAGTCTACTAAAAAAACTATTAAAGGGTGTTGTTTCTATAGCTTCTTCACCACGTTCAGCAATACCTTTGGCAGAATCTTTTTTAATTTCTTCCCAGTTTAAAAATTGCCTAGAATCTTTTTCTTTTTTTAGTTCAAAATTTCTTTTAACATTAACAGAAATACTTTTAGGATTAGCTCTTACTCTTTCTTTCAATAACTCTTTAGCTTTTTCTGGACTTAGGGTGATAACATCCTTACTGATTTGATCATAGTTTAAAAAAGTTTTCTTTAGTAGTTTGCTTTTTCGTAACTCTTTGACTGCTGTTGTACCTAAAAATATTCCAGGTATAAATGCAGCACCACCCATAGATAATGCTGCTTGTCCCAGACTATATTTTTCCTGAATCCCTGTGTTCATTAATTGTTTTTGATAACCTGCATCTGATACAACTTCAATAAGAGCATCTGCCACAGTAATAGGTGCAGCTTTAACAGCTGCTTGACCCACTGCACGTCTAGCTGCTGTCTTAGTCATACCTTGCTTTATATAATTCTGATACCCTTTAATAAGAAGAGAACGTGCAGCAACTGAGCTAGCCTTTGTTGCACCAAAACTAACAACCTTACCTAAACCAAAAGAAAGGATCGTAGCTGGGTCATAAATACCAGCCCTAGTATAGTCACCTATAGCATCAAACATCTCTGATGTAGATCCACGACCAGTAAATGCATTGTCCATTTTATCAAACAGATAGTACCCTGCACCTAACTTACTTTTTACATCTTCATTTGCATTCATACCATAGACAACTTCATTTGCAGTAGTAACTGTTTGTCCACCTGCAAAAGAACGTTGGTAGTTCTGCCACATTTCAAAGACTTCTTCTTTGTCCATCTTGCGATAGTCACGTGGTCCAGATGTACCACCACTAAATAAAGTCTGTCCCATTGCACCTGAAGAAGCAGCAAGCGCCCTACCACTAGAACGAATGAACCCTGCAGGTTTATTACGTGCCTCAAGATTTTGATATACAACTTCCATAAGACGATCATCTTGTATGATCTCTTCTTTAATTAGACTAGCACCCTCATACTCTGTAAGTATTTTATCTAGGTCTATAAGATCAGGATTAAATCTTTCAGGGTCATCTTGATTATTTTGCATACTTGGTTCTTGATTTGTATTGTCACCTTGATATTCTTTAGTTAACTGATCTTGCCACGAAAGAACACCAGGTTCT